CCCCAGCCGCTCCATCAGGATGTCGCGCCGGAAGATCGTCTGGCTCAGCACGCCCCACTGCCCGAGGCAGTATACCTGATAGTAATACGGGTCCGTCTCGCGGAATGCCTCCAGCGTCAGGCGGTCCTCCTCCGGCAGAAAGCGGTTGTCCCGGTACGTCGTCCGGCTCGTCACGACGCGCGCGTCCTCACGGTCGAAAAACCGCTTTTTGAGCCAGTGCGTGATGGAGATCGGGTTGAACGAGATGATGATCTGCTTGTAATACTTTCTCTCGCCGCGGAGACGGATATCCAGCTGATTAAAGTCTCCCTCCAGCAGCTCGCTCGCCTCCTCGATCCAGATGCCGGAGATATCGTGGATGGATTTGAGCTTTTCCACGTCGTCCAGCCCGGCAAACAAAATCTCGCTCCCGTTGGTAAACGTGATGTACATGTCGCCGCTTTTGCCGCGCGGGATCATCCTGATCGCCGGTCCGTAGTACTGCATGGCCTGCGCCTTGAGCTGGTCAAAGCAGCTCTCGCGCAGCGTCTTGGCAACCTTGCGCACCACGAGCATTCTGTGTCCCGGCTCCGTCGCGCAGCGCTCGAGTACCTTGCGCCCCGCGAAGATCGATTTCCCGCTGCCGCCGCCGCCCATCAGGATCAGGTGCCGGTGATGATCGAAAAACAGGGGCAGGAAAACGGCGTTGTTGCTCTCGCACAGCTGCTTGTACCACAGCGCAGCCTGCAGCGCCTTGTCGTCCATTTTCCTGCCCCCTCTTTACTTACTTACGCTCCATCAGGAGAGCGTGCTGCCGAAGGCGACGCCGCCCACCGCGAACGCGCGATAGTCGTAGAAGCCGCCGGTAAATCTGGAATTTCCCTTCCACGTATTTGCATCGTTCGCTTCGATTTCGCTGCGCACGGTCAGCGGCTTGCGGTTGATGTTGACTGCGCCGAGGTTCCGCTTGTTGTACGCCAGATCGGCGAGGATCCACGGGTAGCCGCTCGTACCCATGTACGGGACGAGGTACGGCGTCACGATGACATTCCAGTTTCCAAACTGGTAGTTGTACTTGTTGCCCGCGGCCGTGCTCGTGTCGTGGTACGCGCCCAGCACGCCGAAGACGTCGGCCTTTGCCTTGGCATCATTCGGGATGATGATGGTGTCCGGCGCGAGGTTGCCCACGTCTCCGCTGTCGGTCTTGAGATTTTGCATGGCGGTCGCCACGAGGCCGAGGTTCGCCTCGGAAAACGCATTGGAGAATGCGTTGCTCTGCGTCTTGCCCGTCTTTTTGATCTTATGGGACTGCGAAAACAGCTTGACCTCGTCCTTGGCCGTGAGATCGAACGTCTCTACGCCGACCTTCACGGTGTCCTTATTCTGGATCGCGTTGCCGAGCAGGCCCCAGAAAAAGTTGTTCTTGGCCCGGCGGAAGTCGTCCAGGAACTGGATCGGCTGACCCTTGAGCACGCTTTCGAGCTTGTCCTCCATCATCTCCATGGAGATGGAGAAGCTGCCCTTCCACGTGATCGGGCGGAAGGTTTTGAAGTAACCCTGCTCGATGCCTCCCTGCGGATACGCACCGTTCTCGCCGACCGGCTCAAAACTGTTGCTGCCGGTCAGGCCGCCGAGCGCCGTGCTGGCCGTCGTGATCGGAATGTCCACGAAGATCTCCTCGAGGATCTTCGCCTCCTCCGAGTTCATCCACGCCTCATACTCTCTCTCCAAGAGCATGCGCAGCGGAGACTGCAGCTCGCCGAAAAGCGCATTTGTGGTGTTGCTGGCCTCAGATACGATAATACCTGCCAAATATTTCCCCTCCTATCTTTGTTAGCCCGTGCTCGTCACCGTGCCCGGGCGAATAAATCTGCCGCGGACCGTGTCGCCGATCGCCGTGCCCTTGAATGCCACGACCTCAAAGACGCCGTTTGTCGTGGTCGCCGTGGCCTTGGAGCCGGTCGTGTCGATCGTCACCATCTGGCCGACGGCCGCGCCGGTGTTGGCCGCGCTCCACTCCGTCTCAAAGATCGTCTCCTCGTGCACGCGGATGCAGGGGATCACGTCCCCGGCAGCCACCGTGCCGCCGTACATGCTGATATAGTCCGGACGCGTCGCGCCGGTGCACTTTGCAAGCTTGCCGCTCGTGAGCGTCAGCGCCATGCCGACGGTGCATGCCCCGATGGCGGATGCCTCGAGGTATTCCCACGGCTCAGGCTGACCGTCGCGGTAGCTCTGCGGTAAAAATGCCATTTGTCCTCCTTCCGGCCGTTATCCGGCCTTGTGTGTCTTGTTGTAATGTGCGGAGATCTCCGCATCCGTCGCATTGGGGTTGAGTGCCTTGTAAAAGGCCTTGACCCCTGCCGGGACGGGGGCCGGGGTGTCTCCGGTCGTCTGCCGTGTCCGCTGCTGATGCTGCAGCCCGGCCGCAGCGTTTCGCGCTGCCTGTTCTCCTGCTGCGCGCTGGCCGCGCTGCAGGGCATCAAAGTTTGCAAGCCGGTATGCGTCTACGTAGTTGTTGCCTCGACGCACCGCATCGGCAAATTTCGAGCCGGTCTCCATCGCCATGATGTCGTCCAGCGACTTGATGGCGGGGTTCATCCGGCGGATCTCCGCCAGCTCCGTCTCGCGTCGCTGCGAAAACTCCTGCGCTCCGGCTCTCTGCTCAGCTGCCTCGGCGCGCTGCTGCGCCTCCTTGGCTCCGCTGAGGATCTGCTGGATCTCCGGCGACTGCATCAGGGCCTGCTGCAGCCCCTCCGGTGTCAGCCGTCCGGCCTTGAGGTCATTTGCCAGCTTGGCGTTGGCCGTGGCGGCCTGGAATGCTCTCCAGTCCTCCATGTTCTCTACGGTCTTTCCCGTAAACGGATCCTTGATCCCGGCCTTGCCAAAGACCTCTTTTTCCCACTTGGCCCGCTCGGACGCCAGTGCGGCTTCGATCGCCTCCCGCTGCTCCCGCTCTCTGCGGGCCGCAGCCTGCTGGCGGCGGGTCTCCTTGTCCTGCGGCTGCTGCGCCTCCTCCTGCGGAGCGTCCTCCGCTTCCGGCTGCGCTTCTTCCGCGGGTGTTTCCGCTCCTTCGGTTTCTGCAGGTTCGGCGATCTCCTGCCCGTTTCCGCCTGCCGGAGTCTCGTCAGCGTCAGGGGCGGCGGCTCCCTGCTCGTTTGCGCCTTCTTCGGGCTGCGGCAGCCCAAACTTCTGATACCAGTCCATGTTGTCCCCTCCTGCCCCTCAGGGCGTCACTTGTTGCTGCCCGCGTTGCCGCTGAGCTTCTTGCCTGCCGTCATGCGCAGGTCAGTGCCGGTGTGGATCCGGCTCTGATCCGCCGTCGGCTTTTTGGCAAAAGGCGCCTTGACGTACTGCTGTCCGCCGTGGCCGATCTTGCCCGCGTAGCCGTCTCTGCTGTCTGCCATGCTGTCCCCTCCTCTCACCGGTTTTGGCCATTTTACCCCAAAAGCCGTGTTAGTTACCGTCAACTTGTCATGCCGCGTAAATATGCAAAAAGAGCGCCCTGCAGTCTCCCGCAGGGCGCCCTCTTTCCGGCCTTATTCGGTTTTTTCTTCCGGCAGGCCCGCCACGCTGGTCAGCAGGCTGAGCACGCCCGCCAGCGCGGAAGCGCTGGCCACAACGGCCCAGTTTACCTCACCGAGCACGGCGCTCGTGCCGATCGTCGCCACGGCCGTCTGCGCCACCGTCTTCACGGCGCGGATCGCAGCGGCCTTGAGCCACTTTTTCCAGTTCCTCATGGTTTTCCCTCCTCATTTGATTCCCATCCGCGCCAGCAGCCACGCGACGACCGCGCCGACTGCCATGAGGATGATCTTTTCCACGACCTTCTCCCAGCGCTTTCCGGGCGCCGCCTGCAGTGCCTCGATGCTTTTGCGCACCGCCTTGATGTCCTCGCCGCTCTTGGCCACATCCCGCCGAATCGTCTGCTGCTCCTGCGCCATCACGGCCACGCTCGTGGCCAGCTTATTCAATGCCTTTTGGTCCTGCTCCAGCTCATCAATCCGGTGCGTGTTGCTCTTGCTGCGCTGCTCCGTCTCCGTCAGCTTTTGGATCAGCTCATCCTGCGTCACCGCCTCACCGCCTCTCCAGATACTCGAGCTTAGCGTACCCGGTCACGCCCGCTGCGTCCACAAGGTACAGCCACTCGCCCGTGTGATACCCGTAGCAGCTGCACTTGCTTCCGTCCGGCATCACGCGGAGGCTCGCGTACTGCGTGCCCGGTCCTTTTCTCAGGTTGAGCCCGCCGTTTGCCCGGACGGCGTAGCCGCGCCGGTATCCGGCCGTGTACTGCTTGGGCGGCTGCACCTTGTTGTCCGGCACGACGGTCGTGCCGCCGGAATACATCGCCTGCCCGCCGGGTCCGTACACGCTGTACCCCGTCGGGCAGGCCGCGATCGCGTTGCCGAGATCGCTGTATGCCCCGATCTGGCTGGCTGCGTCTCCCCAGCTCTTGCGGATTCGGTAAATTTCCTTTGCGCTCGGCTCCGGCGCGGGCTGCGGCTTGCCAGCCAGCAGCTCCGCCACGCGCCGCCGCAGCATCCCCATCGTGTAGCCGTGCCGCGGCCACCAGTTATCCGGATCGTTGTGATCGGAGCCGTAGCCCCGCTGCCCGGCCTCGTTGTGGCTCACGATCTCCGTGATCGTGGGATAGGCCCGCATCAGGTGCGCGCACAGCTCTGCCGCAAGTTCAAACGTGTCACGGCAGTAGGCCGCGTCGCGGTGGTCGTCCTCGCAGATCTCAAACTGGATCGCGGAGTCGTTATAGCTGCCCTTGCGTCCGGAGCCGACGCCCCAGCACCGCATCTGCCACGGCAGCGTCTGACATACTGCGAGGCTGCCGTCTGCCAGCTTGCCGAGAAAGGCGTGCACGCAGACGTACAGGCCCTCCCTGTTCCAATCATTTCCGTAACGGTTTGTGCCGAGGATCTCGCGCATCTGCGCGGCCGTCAGGCGCCGCTCCGACGGCTGATACTGCATCAGCCCGGCCGTCTGCCCCGGCGCGGGCTGCACGTACCGGCTGATGCTCGTGTTGTTGGCCGCCGTGCTGTGCACCACGATCTTGGTCGGCGTCATCATCCTCCCGCGCTGGTAGCACTCGTTGGCCACCAACAGGCACTGATACTGCTGCATCTTGTCCTCCTCCCGGCGCTAAAGCGCCTCAAAATAGTACTCGTCCGTCAGGCTCAACGCCTGTCCGGACCGTATCGCGATATCCCTCCGTATCCCGTCGGTGTACCGCATCCCCTCCTCGATCCACATTCCCGGTTCAAAATAGATCATGCTGCTACCTCCTTACTCGATCGCCTCGTTGACCGTCACCACAATCGCCGCCGAATCTGTTGTCGAAGGATAACTGAACCTGAGCTTTGTGTAAAGCGCATTGCTGTTGCTCGTGAACGTGATCGTGTCTGTTACGGCATCATAAGCGTACCCTTCAGCATTTTGAAGGTGTATTGCTCCGGTCCAGGTTGTCCCGTTGAAGTAGCAGATTCGATATGTTGACGCATCCGTGTTTGCTTTAGACCCTTTTATTCGCACGGTTACGCCGCTTCCGCCGAGCTCAATATCGTTCGATACATTCTGCGAAGAGTTGGCTTCCAGCGCCGCGCCGCTGTTGATACGATATCCTGCGTGGATGCCACTTGGATCAAATAGGTTTGTATAAGCCGGTGTTGTCGGCACTGCCGTCACTGTGATAGCAATGTCCCCGGTCACACTTGGGATCGCGATTTTGCCCCCGGAATAATATGTCGACACGTCGACACCCCCCATCATGATTGTTATCGTCGCCCCGGTAAGCGTATACCCGCCTACGGGAGTGATCGTCGCGCCATACCCTTCTCCGTCTGCTGCCGCTTTTTTTGCGTTGTCGATCGTGCAGTTTTTCAGCGTTTTGGTCACAGCGTGCCGCCGGATCGCTTGCGTCCCGGAAAATACTTCCGCTGTGACGTCTTGCCCTCCCATCATGACTTTTACGCTGCTGATGACCTTCCCGCCGGTCGGTGCGATCTCTGCCGAGTACGGCTGATATTGCGTCGCGCTTGTTGCGCTGTTGCTGATCTCCGCACCGCTGATGGACTTACTTACCGTGTACGTCGCCACAACGGGCGATACCGTCGCAGGCGTACCATCGATCATGGCCGCGCGGAATCCATTGATCTCCGCTGCGGTAAAACCGAGCGAGGCAATGTAATTTACTACCTTGTCGCGGAATGTCTGACCGCTGAGCGCGGTGATCGCTGTAATCAGGTTTTTGTAGCCGTACTCCCACTGATCTGCTGCGTACTCGCGGCCACAGCGTTTGCGCAAATAGGTAGCTCCGTTGAAGGATGTCAACTCGTAATCCCGGTCAATGTCACTCTGGCTCATGCCGAGGAGTGCCTCGATCAGGCACGCGATTGTGCCGGTCCGGTCCGCCCCAGCTGAGCAGTGGAAATACACAGGTCTGCCTCTGGCGACGCTGTCAAAGATAAAACGGAACGCCTGTCTCATAGACGCTTTGCTTGTGATGGAATAGTAGGCCCAGTAGGAACCTCCATCCGTCGGGCAACAGAAGTCCACATCCGATCCGATTACAGAGTAATCCTCTGCCACATCCGTCCCCTGCAGTTCCAGCTCGGCGCGGATGCCGATTTCGTCGTGCAGTGTCCCCACAAACTCCGTGTCGCTCGTTGCCACCTCACCGCCGCGGAACAACTTGCCGTATCGTACCGTTCCCCCGTCGCATGGCCACCCTCCGAGGTCTCTCGCGTTCCGCGTCGGCGATTTGATCCATCGCACGGCATCCAGTGGTTTCAACGTCCCGGCCTTTCCGCCCGCTGCCCACGGCGTCTCTACGTTTGGCACCTCGTTGTAGTGCGCTACCCCGCCAGCCTGCACGCCGTTTGGGTTGCTCTGCACGTCTCCTGTGGCATAGGTCTCAATGGCCGAGGACGTATAGTCGCTCGGATCATAGCTCACGTTTGCCAGATAGCTCCGCACCGCCTCCGGGCACTGATGCCACTCGATGGCTTCCGCGCCTGAGGCCTCCACCTGCACTGCCTTGCCCGCATACGTCGCGTACTTGCCATCCCTGACCAGCACTTTAACCGCCATCGCTTACCACCTCAACGTAGAGCCCCACCAGCTCGCTCAGCGCGTGGTATACGGGATTTCCCGTATCGCGCGTGCACCGGTACAGCACACCGCCCTGCGTGTAATACTTTCCGGCGTAGAGCTCCATGTTCCCCTCGTAGGGGATCGGGTCGTACTTTGTCCCGTCGGGCTCCTCGTCGATGCGGGCGTACAGGCTTTCCGTGCCCGCTGCTCCCGGCACCCACGTTGACTGCGACGTGTGCGCCTGCAGCACCTTGTAGAGCTTGCCGCCGGATACCAGTTTTTCTCCCGCCGCGTAGTCCTTATCACTCTCCCACTCCGGATAAAACGCGATCATCCGCAGCGCCGTCTGATCGTCCACCACCAGCGTGTTGATTTGCTGGCGGATGAGCATCTCGGCCACCTCGCCGATCGTCAGCGGCCGGTGTCTTTCTGTGGCCTCATACCGGAGCTTTGCTTCTTCAAGTTCTGCAATTTCTTCGGCAGTCATTTCGCGGATTACGCCGTTTTCGCAAATTTTCAATTATCGTCACCCTCCTGTGTATACTTTGATCTTACAGCCCGCTACTAGCAGCGCGCCCGTCTGTACACCGATACTTGTCATTACCGTTATGTTTTGGGGCATTACTGTAGCGCCACCCAATACTGTTGTAGCTACACCGTTCACATCTGGCTTCGATGCGCACGCACCCCGCATTACGATAATCTTTACAGGAGCGTTTACATCTAATTCGACAAGCAGCCCCACGATACCATTATCGATTTTGCCGTTTGTAACTGGTAAAGTTATGCCATTTACTGCTATACTCTTCCAACCTGCTCCAACCGCTGCGCCAGGGAATACCTCGATCGACGCCCGCTTACACCCGCTCGGCAAATCCAGCGTCCAGTTATCCAGCGCCTCAGTCAGCGTTACCTCGTGATACAGCGTCCATTTGTCCGTCGCCTCAGCCGCCCCACCAGCGCCGACCACCTGATACACGCCCCGGTAGTCGCTCGTCGACAGGCCGTATACCGCGAGTCCATCGCTGACCCACGATACCTGATTGAGCGGGTTTACTGTCCCGTTTGTGATCACAAGCATATCGTTAACTGCGATCCCGGCATCCTGGATCGTCACCGTGCCGGTATACAGCTCCGTGCTGTCGCCGGAGCCGAAGCACATCCACACCACGCCGTTTTCCGGCAGGTCTGCCGCCGGAATGCCGATGTACCCGCCCACGGCGCTCATCGCCTTGAGCGCCCCGCCGGAGCCGGAAGACCCGCCCGCCGGAATGTTTACCGTCAGATCCTCAGAGCCATCGTAAGTCCCCGTCGCCGCTCCCGTAAACGTCAGCGCTTTGGGGTTTTTCAGCGCCGTCGGCAGCTTGTCTCCCCACGCTGCATTGCCGTCCGCGCCGACCTGCAGCAGTTTCCCGGCGTCTGCTGCCGCGCTATCTGGCAGCAGTTTGAGCAGCTCCTTTTGCGCTGCCATATACGCCGCCACCCACACCGTATCCGGGATGTACCCGATCAGATCATTGTCTCCGGTGTAGGTCTTGATGAGCTTTTCGAGTGCCCACGCCCCATCCCCAGCATAAACAGGGATCGTACCCGCAGCGGCATCCCCTATCTGTGCGGCAAGATTCCCCAACACCTCCGGCAGATCGCCGCCGGTCGGCGGGTCTGCGAGTGTAAACTCCAGCCCGTCTGCCGTTACCTTGCCCGCGATCTCCGTCTTGTCGGCCTCTGTCAGCGCGTAGTCGGCTCCGGGATCTCCCTTGGCTCCCTTGGCCGCGCACAGCTCCCAGAGCTCGTCCACGCCCGGCTCGTCTCCGGCCGTGCTGTCGGCATCGTCTGTCCAGACGTAGCAGCTGCCGTTGTGCTCCACGGCGTCGAGCTTGGCGTATGATGTCGAGGCATCCCACGCCCCGCGCCAGTGAAAGGGCTTGCCGTCCTTGCCCGGAGCGCCCGCTGCGCCCTTGAGGCTTGCCAGCCACTCGGCCTCCGTGCCGGTGTAGCCGTGCGCCTTGGCGATCCCGTAGGCGCTCAGGTAATAGCCCTGCTCCACGGCCCTGCCGTAGACCGGCCGGATGCACTTGGCAATGTGCCGCGCCAGATCGTTCCACGCGGTGTTGTACCGCTGCATCGTGTTGGTGTAGCGCTCGTACTCGCCGTTTGCAAAGTCAACCTGCGCCTCCATCCACAGCAGATAAATCCCGTCGTATGGATACGGCGCGGCCAGCGCCTCGGTCGGCGTCGCCGAATACGGCGTGATCTCGCTCAAGGCCAGCAAAAAGATCTCGTGGAGGATCTGTCCCTCCACTTGGTTGAGCCAGTCCAGCAGGATCGTGTCGTCGATTTCCGCCGGGACCGGCTTGAGCTTGCGCAACCGCTCAAACAGTACCGTCGCTGTCATTTGTCCCCTCCGTCCCCGGCAGCTGCATGCCCTGGATCTCGCGCAGCAGCGCCAGCTTGTCGTCCATCGTCATCTCGCCGCCCGCGATCGCGGCTCTCGTCGGCGCGTCGGTGCTGATCTCCCGCCGCTCGCGCCAGTCGTAGTTTGCCTGCAGCGCAAATTTTGCGCCCGCTGCGGAGTTTTTGTCCTCGAGCCGCTCCTGCAGGTACGTCTCGATCACCCGCTTGGCCTCGTCGCAGATGTCGTGCGTCTCATCGGCGGCCAGATACTTGCTCCACGTCTGCCGGCTGATGCCCAGCCTCCCGCACAGCCCCGTGATCGTCGGCGGGCTGACCCAGCTCGTCCTGCTGGCTGGCGTCCCGTCCTCCGTCACCACGCGCACAAAGCGCGTCGCCGGGTGTCCGTACCGGTCAAACTCCGGCTGCCCGTCGTCGTCCAGCACCGGCTCCTCGCGGTATACCGGCTCCCGGTAGCGCAGCGCTGCAAAGTATTCCTGCACCGCGCGCCGAAGCGCTGCGGGCTTGTAAGCCTTTTTCCGGCCCATGTGCATCCCTCCCTGTTTGCCGTTAGGATACCACGGTAGCCGTGTTAGTTGCCGTCAACTTTTTTGCCGCGTTACCATGCCTCATACAGCCGCTTGCGCGCCCGGTAGAGCGTGCTCTCGCTGACGCCGTGCGCGATCGCCGCCGCCTGCACCGTCATTTTGCCGCAGCACCAATCCCGCAGTGCAGCGGCGAAGGCCTCCTCGCCGTAGGCCGCCTCGAGCAGCTTGGCGTCGATCCTTTTTTTGCCCTTTTTGCCCATGTCCTCGTAGCTGAGCAGCGTAAAATAGATCAGGCCCTGCCGCCGGTACGGCAGCCGGATCCCGCTCATCCGCCGGAAACTCATCCCCTCGCCTCCCTTGTATGCACGATATCCGCTATACCGTGTCGGCATAGCGGTCCTGTCCCTGCCGGAGCGCCGCTCAGGCAGAGTCCTCCCGTATTAAGCTGGATATCCCATCCGCGCGCGCGTTTGTTTGGTCCGCGCCTGCGCATGCCCCCGCGCGGACCGCGAGTCAACTTTCTTTCTCGAGATTTTCGCCGTTTTCCAGCAGGTCTCGGGCCGTCATTTTGTGCCCTCCGAGCTTTTTGCCGCGCTTGCGGGGCACGTAGCGCAGATATGCCCCGGCCTCGCCCTCGACGTAGCGCTCCTCCAGCACCCTCGCGCCCTTCGGCGCGCGCATCTTGGTGCACAGCACGACCTCGCGCTCCTCCGTCGTCGGCAGAGCGGCCCCGCGGCTGACCTTGTATTTTTTGCGGTCCGGCACGCGCCGCACCTGCTTGAGCATGTAGTAGGCGATCGGGCTGTAGTCGTCCTGGCCTCGGAGGCTGCGGATGTTGACGCTCCCGAGCGTCCAGGCGTCCCGCAGCGTATCCCAGCTGAGGCTCCCGTCCGTCTCCATGCAGATATGCACGTGCAGACGCACCAGCTCTCCGGTGTCGCCGTCCATATCGCTCGCCGAAAGCGTGTAAAACGGGATCACGCCCTTATCCTTCCGGCGCAGGCGGCGCAGCCAGAGCATCGCCTGATGCTCTGCGGCATCGCGGAGCTTGTCGGGATCGTCTCCGGCTGTCTCGTGCAGCTTGTCGATCCCCTCGTCCGCAAAGCGGAGCGTCACGAGCAGCCCTTTGTCCGCCGTGCAGTTGCAGTTGAGCAGGCGTGCCAGGCGGCGAACGGCCGTGTTAAAATTCTGCTCCTGCTGCCGCGGCGTCGTCACGCCCGTCTTGCGCCCGCGCGGACGAGCGTTGTCGCCGACGTGATACCGCGTTTTTTCCACAACGCCATTTTTGCAACGATAGGTCCGCTCCATGATTTTCACCCTGTTCTCCTCTCTGCACCGGTGCGGTGCCAGACATAAGCTTTTAGCAAGCCGATAAATACGCGCGTGCGCGCGTATTTAATATGGTATCACGCACGCGTGTGTTTCAAAAAATCACACGCATGCGTTACCCGTGTGTTCGGCTGTCAAGGTTCCCGTTTGTCGCCCTTCCGGCGGTTCCGGCGAGGCCCGATCCCCCGATCGGCCCCCGCCGCAGCCTCTGGCTGGCGCTTATTTCGTCCATTTTGTGTATTCTGCACAAATTTTAATTTTGTTTTTGTACATGTTTTTTTCTCCCTGCCCCTTGATATACCACGCATCGCGTGGTATAATACAATCAGTAAATGACCCAAGGGTCAAATCAAAAACGGATCACAAATTGAAAGGAGCAAACTGCCATGAAGAAATACGTTGTATTCCCCGAGGGTCTCCCCCTCCCGGTTGTTAACATGACCGAATTGGAGCGCGAGCGGATTCTCCGCCGCCCTGTCGTCTACTTTGATACAGCCCGCGAAGCAAAGGCTTATGCAAGCAGGCATGCGCGTGAGAATGAGTTTGGCGTTGTCGTCGTTCCGGACGTCTATCCTTCCATAGATTGGGAGTACATCAATGCAAACCCCGAATGGTGGAAGGTCGGTCAGTTCGTCCCGCTATATTGCGGATCTAAGCGTACAATCCACAGCCGTACAAGATGGTCATTCCACAATCAAATCCCCCATCTGTTTCTCGTCCGCGGAATCTACGATATCTACTAAAATAATATTGGAAGGAGATCACCACCATGACCATCAACCAGTACCGCGGCTGCATCGCCGAGGTATTTGCCTACGCCGAGCGCGATTTCTTCGTATCCGACCTCGCGCTCTCCGAGATCTGGGGTGACGCCCCGGAGGACCCCATCCCCGACCCCCGTCTGGCCGCTCTCGGCCTGATCTGGGATGCCGCGCACCGCACCGTCCCGGAGATCGCCAAAGCCGCCGGTCTCAGCAACCGCAAGCTGGCGGAGCGGTTTGGCATTCCGTACCGCACCGTCGAGGACTGGGCGGCCGACCGCCGCGAGCCTCCGCTCTACGTCCGCCTGATGCTGCAGCAGTGCCTCGGCCTCCTGCCCAGCCCGGATGCCCTCGCCCCGGCCGAGTCCAAGATCACCATCGTCCTCACACCGGATCGTTTCCTCTCCGGCTCTCTCAGCGGGGAGATCATCCTTGCTGCCACTTCCGGCGGCGTTGTCTTTTCGGCTTCGGCCGTCGACCGGGACGGCGGCCGGTACGAAGTGCTTTGGTCGCGCTCCACCGGCTTTGACCGCCCGTCCATGGTCCTCCGTGACGATGTCGACGTCACCGATCAGATCGGCCGCGTCCTTTCCCCCGTCGTCCTGAGCGGCGCCGCCGACAACATCCTGTTCCTGGACGATGCCCCGCACCTCGCTTCTCCCGGCGCGTCCTGGTATGAGGCCAGCGCGCACGACATCTATGATCGGCAGCACACCGTCTACTGGGAGATCGTGACCGAGGACGGCCGCACCGGCATCGACGTCGAGCATCCCGTTATGGTCAGGCGCGGCAGCGAGTACGTCACGAGCCGCATCTGCACGATTTATGATGATCAGTTCAACGCGTTCCTGCCCAACGACCGCGGCTACGATAAGCGGACCGACCCGTTCCGCGCCTAATATCCTACCATCGCCCCCGTGTTAGTTTCCGTCAACTTTCCGGCCGTTCCGCTCGGCCCCGCATCCCTGCGGAGCTGAGCGCAGCACCCGTCCGGGAGCCTCCTGCGAGGCTCCCGGCTTTTTGTTTTTTAGGGCTTGGGGAGATACCCCGCCGCCCGCATCGCCTCCGTGGAGATCGCGACCTTGGCGTCCATCACGTCCTCCCACCCGGCCTCTCCGTGCGCCGCCACGGCCAGCCGCGCGTCTGTCGGGCAGTAGGCCCGCTCCTCGTACACGCGCCCGTCCCGCAGGATCACCTGCATCGGCACGGGCTCCGTAAAAAAATACTTCGCCATCTCACAGCCCCTCCGGCAGCGGCGGCAGCCTTCCGACGTTGTCGCACCAGCCGCGCAACTTGCCGTAGGACCCGTATGCCTTGGCCCCATTATCCCATAGGTACCTCGCCAGCGCCTCGATCTCGTCGAGGCCCCAGCCCTCGAGGATCGGCTCCTCGGCCGCCTCTCGCGCCCGTGCGATCGCCAGCAGCTCCGCCCCGCTCTGTACGCCTCTTGCCCGCGGGATCGTCCGCCCCGCCGCCTCGCACGAGGCGCAGATCCATACCTGTGTCGGCTCCATCTCCCGCCCGCAGCACCGGCACAGGCGCGGCTTGTGCCGCCTCTGCCGCCCGCGCAGCCGCTTTGCGGCCGAGCTGCTCTTTCCCGTCTTTGCCATGCCGTCATCTCCGTACTTTGCCATTGTCAGCCCTCCTCCACATAGCACCAGCTCTGGGGCGCGCGCTTGATGTCATATGGCGATGCGCCGAATCTCGTATTGCGTAGTCCGGTAAACTCGCTCAGTTCGCGCGCCTCGTCGTAGATGCGCAGATTAGAGATATGCCAGCCGTACAGCCACTTGCCGTTAGCGTAATTCTGGAAATCTTCCGGGTGCATACACGCACGGTCAAGGTCAAAATCATTCCATCGCGCGTAGTCCTCATGTCGGAACGAGAAAATCGTATCATCGTCATACTCGTCGATGCGGTCGCAGGTAAATTCCCCAATAACCTTGCCGTTAGCCTTTCGAATTTTCCCGTCTGCACCGTGCAGTTCAAGAATGTTGTGCGGGTTCTTCGCGTCAGGCATCGTGCAGTAGATGTACGCCTTGAACGGCGTTTCCAGATTCGGCTTGGTCTTTCTGACTTCAATGGACTTTTCGCCGCTGGCGATCTTCTCACACCACTTCGGGCGGATGCTCAGCATAACAGCCTTACTCATTCTTCATCGCCTCCAATGCCGCCTCCTGCGCGGCCCACCGCTGACCGGCCTCTGTCATAGGCCAGCGGTCCGGCACGGTGACTTTGACCACCACGTCGTCCGGATTTTCCGGCTTTGCTGCATCCTGAATCAGCCCCGCTCGCTTCCAGCACTCTTCCAGCGCGGCTGCCGCGTTCACCATCAGCGGCCCTACCAGCTCGTCCTGGTATCTTGCTCCGTTGACCTTCATGCCGGTTGCCCACAGCGCCTGCCCGGCATCGGTCAGCCTGCCGATCAGGTCATTCCGCGCCCACGCGGCCATCTGGCCGTCGACAAACTTGTTAATATCCACCATTGTTCCTCCCGTTCAGTTCTTCGGCGAGCGCGCAGAAGATTGGGTATGCCTGCTGCAGTACGACCGCATTGCCGAGGGCTCTAATTCGCTCCACCCGGCAGGGAAGCCCATCAGCCACTCTACCCACTCCGGGTTCAACTGCCCACTGACGTCCGTCCGCAAGCTCCGGTGATTCGCGCCGCCGGTTGATCCGGTTGAATCTGCCGCACACGGTGTTGTGAACATCCGTTCCATCGCTATAGCCTGCGTCAGGTTGCATTTCCCGGGGCTTTTCATCCTGCTCGGCGGTACGTGCTGAAGGCTGTCCTTCACTTCGTTCGCTCTCGGCGTCGGAAGCAAGCCGCCCTTTGGCGATGCCGACGAAGAAAAAGCGGCTCCGCCTGTGCCACGCGCCGACAGCCGCAGCCTCAAATTGCAGCACGACGACGTGATAGCCTGCACGCTCCAAATCCTCGACCACCTGCCGGGCGGCAATCTTGAGGATTCCAGGTACGTTCTCACCGACGACGCAATGCGGCCTAAACTCCCGGATAACGCGGCACATTTCAGGCCACAGAAACCGCTCGTCTTTCTTCCCGCGCTGCTTTCCGGCCACGGAAAACGGCTGGCAGGGAAATCCTCCGGATATAACGTCAACTGCTCCCAGTCCGGTTTGCTCATAAAAACTCTCCTTTGTCAGGGTACGGATATCCCGCCAGCGCGGGACGTCCGGCCAGTGCTTTTCGAGCACCGCTGTCGGGTAATCCGCCATCTCGCATTGCCCGACGGTCGTAAAACCGGCCCACTCGGCCGCAAGATCAAGGCCGCCGATCCCCGAGAACAGGCTGAGATGGGTAAGCCCCGCCATCCTGCCTCACCTCTTTATCTGGTTGGAGATAATCTTGTTAATATCCATTTTTGGTCCTTTCAAATCTAATTTTCATCTGTGCTGGATATAAATCCACCTCCGGCCTACGCGTTCCGGTCCATCTGAGGCCTCCAGCTTGCCCAACACACGTCCAGCCAGCTGCTTTAAGGCTAACTCCGCTCTCACTCTCTAGTATGTAAGTCACAAGCCGCTTATATCCCATCGCCCGCGCCGCTCGCCATGCTGCGGCGTACAGCATCGAGCAGGCGTTACGCGTGCCGTCGGTGCAGAGCCGGTTTACCTCTAGCGTCCACCCATCGTCCAGGTACCGGCTGACAGGTCTGCCTACAATGGCCACGCCAACGATCTGCTCACCATCTGTGCAGCCAATGGAAAACTTATGCCCCACAACCGTCCCATGATGGCGGTGGTGCTGCTCTACATAGGCGTTTGCCTCTTTTAACGTAATAGGACATATCTCAAGCATGCCACACGTCCCCTCCTAAAAAATCCGCTCCTGCCCTGCCCAATCTCCGCGTCGCTCCTGCTCCATGCGCTGCCGCTTGTACTCGTTATACTGCGCCCTATAGCGATAGCTATCGCCAAAGATCGCCCACGCGGCCCGGACTACGTTGGGCTCATACGGCCGGATCAGCTCCAGATCCGCTGCGGCGCGGGCAGAGATCGCGCAGCCGCAGCACCCGGTGCGCTTGAGCCCATAGACCTCGTAGGCATCCGAGTACCTGAGCCCGTAGTACTCCTTGTACCACGCCTTGTCGGCGTCCGATACATAAAACAGCGGCCGAAGCCGGAATTTACCGTTTGCCGTCTCCGCAAAGCACATGCTCCCGCTCCCGTCTCCGCGCGGCACGGAGCGCATGCCGCCCTCGTCTCTCCGCTCTCCGGTAATTATCATGTCATACTGCTTTTCGATGGCATGTGCCGGTTGCTTCTTGCAGATGTCGCAACACTTGTTGCTCACCTGAAAGGGGATGGGGTGCTCCCGGACAAAGTCCAGCATGTACTTGCTGCTGTTAATGACGAGTTGGATGTTCGGCCGCGGCTCCCCGGCAGAGTTGCAGCAGCACACAAAATTGATCGTCTGCTCGCAGCCCGGATACCGGGCCTTGAGCTCCGCGCGCTTCGCGGCCTTATCCTCTGCCGCGTTATATTCCTCGCTGATCTCCAGCGGGATCTTCTTTTTCTGGAGGCCTTCCAGCCCGGCCGACATGATCTTGGATACAAACGGCTGGCCGTACTCCCTTGTGGCCAGCACGATATTTTTCTTCGGCCTGACGGTCGTGATCTCCACGCCGTACCGCGCCGCCTGTTCTTTTACATGCCGCCTCGTCGCCGCCATCTCAAGGCCAGTTTCGAAAAAGTAGTAGTGCACCGGCGGCAGGGCAAATACCTCGCGAACCTGCTCGATCAGGTGCAGCAGAATATCGCTGTCGCTCCCGCCGCTGTAGCTGCACATGGCGTTGGGGTGCTCTCGGAGCCGCCGCGCAATGATCCCCTTGATCGCCTCGAACTTCTGCGGCGCATCAAAATCTGCATACGGCGGGCGGTTGGTGTATACGGTGGATCGGAACTCTCCGCTTTTAGCTTTCCTCATCTTTTCACCTCCACGAGTTTCCCGCCCTTGCAGGTGTACCATGTGTCTTCTTTGATGCTTACCCCGTCGACGATGGCGAATGCAACGTTCGGAATGCCCCCGTCCATCCGCGCGACAGCGATCAGGGCGCAGCCGAACTTGCCCCTTACCATGCCGCCGGGAGCGGTTGCCATAGCCACGCTGTAAACGCATTCGGCGCTTGCGGCACCAAACACCCCCGTAGCCACGGCTACGCCATTCTCCTCCACCGCTTCGGCGACCCCTTGATAGTTCGTGGCCAGCGCCACACTACGCTCTCCTCCAGCTGTTGCTCTCCCGTGGCGGCCCATGGCGACCGCTACACCATGGATATCTGATACGACGGATCCTTCGCAGTCCTCCATCGTAACAACAGCCGCATTCTCATCATTATGGGCGCAGATGTTTCCCGCGGGAGATTCTTCCCGCTTTTTTCTCCTCCACATCACTCCACCTCCACGAGTTTCCCGCCCTTGCAGGTGTACCATGTATTGGGCTTGATGGATTCCCCGTCTACGATGGCAGCGGCGACGCTCAGAATCTCTTCTCCGTTTGCCCGCTCGATGGCGACCAGCGCGCAGCCGAGCGCGCCTATCACTTCCCCGGCAATCCCGGACGCTATGGCTGCCCCATAGCTCCCCGTGGCGACTGCTTGCCCCCTTTTTGACGTAGCAACAGCTACCCCACGATTTCCTGAGTTGTACGGTCCTCCGGCCGCGCCCGCAATGACCGCTACGCCATACTCCGCCGTAGCGACAGCCCGCCCCCGGTCCCCCGTGGCAATTGCCGCCGTCCTGAATCCCGTTGCATAAGCCGCTCCTCGATCCAACATCGCGACCGATACGCCATACGATGCATCGACGGAAGCTCCGAGCCGTTCTTCCGGAACAGCCTCCTCGCGCTTTTTTGCTTTCTGGACGTGCACTTTCATACCCCTTCTCCTCCCTTTTTCTGGTAATATCTTTCCCGCGCCCTGGCGTTGATTTCCTCTCGATGGGCCTCCCTATAGGCCCTCGCTTTCGCCAGCAGGCGCTCCCGATTTTGCCTGTAATATTCCTTCTGCGCGCCCGGGTGCTCTGCGCGCCATTTTCGGAAGTATTCCCTTAGCTCCGCCCTGTGGGCCTTATTGTATTCCCTCGCCTTCGCCCGCGCCCGCTCGCGCGCCGCCTCCTTTTTGGCCGTGTCACCCCCGACGGGCGGCGGATCCTTTGCCTTGCGCACCGTTCCGAGCGCCCGATCCCTCGCGTCGGCCTCCCGGTAGTCGTCCAGATCCATCTCGTCATTGACGCAGTCTGGATACTGGCAGGCCTCGCATCGCTTATCGCATACGCTCATTTTCCTGCGGCCTCCCGATCACCCGGCACCCGCCGCGGAGACCGTCGCGATCAAACTCCACGACGTACCGGTTGTTCTTGTCCGGCCCGCTGCGGATCACGCCGACGCCGCAGTGCCACGTCCCCGTGCACACCGCCAGCACCCGCTCGCCGGGCTCCCACTTGTGTCTTCTCTCCATGCTGTTCAGCTCCTTCCTTATGTTCGCGGCCGGGCAGCGCCACAGCGGCGTGCTCGGCCATTTTGCGCAGCGCGGCGCGTGCTCGACCACGCGCCCCGTCACCCCGCAACGGTAAAATTTCGCATCGCGCCCGGCGTCCTCCTCGCGGAGATACCGGCACGCGCGGCAGACACACTCAGCCCTCACGTGGGATCCATCGTACCAGCAGCGCCGCCGCGCCCAGCAGACCGGCCCCGATCCACGCCGAGGCGCGCATCACGCACACCCCGAGGATCATGCAGGCCATCGCGGCCGTTGCCAGCACCAGCATCGCAACCTTGCGGTCCGCGTCCTGCTGCGCCTGTTTTGCCCTCTGCTCGGCCACGGCCGCCCGCAGCTCCGCCTCCCGGCATCTGCGGGCCTGCGCTCTGGCCTCCGCCTTGCGGTTCAGCTCGTCGAGCCTGGCCTGCTCGATCTGCGCCGCGCTGCTCATCCAGTTCACTCCGCTTCCTCCTCCAGCCATTCGGCCGCCCGCCTTGTGCAGGCCTCGGCCATCGTATCGTCCGCTCCGTCGTTGCGGCAGTAGAGGCAGAGCCCCCGCTGGTTGTACTGGCAGCTCTTGCACCATGCGGCCGCGACGAGCGCCGCCGCCATGGCCTCCGTGCTCTGCACGATCTTCGCAAAATTGGTCACTCGACATCCCTCCTCCTATGGAGAGGGCGGCAGGTATCGAGCCTGCCCTCCGCGGCTTGTGCTCTCGCCGCGGCCGTCCCTTGCGCGCCCTCAGGTCGGGCGGATCACGCGCCGCCCACCGCGCCCTCCGGCTTGAGCCGGAGGGACTGCAGCCGTTTGTAGTTTCGCTCCATCTTCTGTATATCGAGGCCCCACGCCTTGTAGGCCGCCTCGGTGTTTACATGGGTGGCGTTCCAGCATGGGATGCCCATGGCATCCATCTCCTCCTTGGCGATCGCCTTGAGCCGGTACACTGTTCCGCTTGATGTACCAAAGAGGTCTTTTATGTCTTTGTTACTCAGCTCCAGCCGCTCATAGTAGAGCCGCAGAGCCGTCTCGATATCCCGCACCTGCGGGACCCGCACCCGCCCGGTCCTCATAGCGTTCCGGCCTCGTTGGTCGTCCCGGCGTCCTGCCCGGTAACGATCTGCCTTGCCAGTTCCTCGAGCATCTGTTGCTGGGCGCGGAGCTGCTCCTCCTTCTGGGCCAGCTCGGCCTCCCGATCCAGCAGGACTCCCGCCTGCTGGTCGAGCTCATCGTGTTTTCTCCCGATCTCCTCCCAGTGGCGCATCTGCATGTCGCGCGCGTTGCGCCACATGCGCTCCTGCGCCATGGCCTGCCGCTGGAGTCTGCAGCGCTCCCGCGCTGCCAGAGCCTCCTGCAGCACCACCAGTGCCAGCCATGCGCCCAGCGCGCAGATCGTTGCGATCCTCATGTTGTTGCCCTCCGTTCTTCCAGATTTGTCTTTTCGGCGCTCTGCACGCACCATCGGTAGCGGCGCTCACTGCGCAGCCGTTAGCGGCTTTGCCGCCCTACGGATGCGGCGTGCCCCTTGCGGGTAGTGAGCGCCTTGAATGTACCCATTCTGTTGCTTGAGTGCTCTGGTGCACCGCCGCACCCTCTCACTCATTCCGCTTATCCACGGCAACAATCATGCCGTAGATGCAGCCCTTGACGGCTGCCATCTCCGCCGCCGTCATCTGCCCGGCCAGCGTCAGCAGCTTATCCGCCAGCTGCTTCAGGCTCTCGCTCATTCTTACCCCCCCCCCTTACTCCGCCGCGATGTACCCCATCGCGATCTTGGCCGCCCGGCGGAGCTGGCTGCGCGTGCGGCGCATGTGCTCGTCGGCCGTGACCAGCCGCGTCCATGCCTCCTTCTCGGCGGCGCTGTTGACCAGCTCCGGGATCAGGCTGCACCATTCGCATTCGGCGTCCTGCAGCTCTTCCTTGCACTTCCCCGCTTCTGCAGCCTTGGCCCGGAACTTCCGCATGGCCTCGCGGTCAATGCCCTCTGCCGGATTCGCGGTCGGGTCTGGCGTCTTCTCCGCGTCCTGCTCGGGCTTTTCGTCCTCCCGCTTTTTGGATTCTTCTCGCAGCATCCCGGTGAGCAGCGCCAGGATCGCAACGCCGCCGCCCACGTCCTTGCCCCTCAGCTCCGCGCTGTAGGCATTGAGGATCACCGACCGCAGCTTCCATCTCACGCTCTGCTGCTCTTTGCTTCCCGCCGGTTCCTCCGGCAGCATTCCCAGCATCAGCCGGTATTTCTCCGGCATCGCCGGGATCTCGATCTTCTTTTCGTTGTTCATTGCTTTTCTCCTTTCCGGCGCTCATCCGCGCGCCTATCCGTAAACCTTGCCCCGTCCCTTGTGCCGGGGCCTCCCCGGCCATCTCGGCCGCTTGACTGTTTTGCTCACCACGACCACCTGACCGCTCTTGTCACGGTAACAGTATCGGTGCACCCAGGTTTCCGGCATCCCTCTCGCCTCCTTACTCGTTCTCCAGCAGCTCCGCCGTCTCGAACTCCGCATCCTTGTATCCCTGCAGCTCCGCCATCGTTTTCAGCAGCTTCGCGATCTCGCGCCGCCGCCCGGCGAATCTCACAAACAGGCTTTCGCGCTGGTAACTGGTCAGGCTCTCCGCTACGGCCTCCGTAACGTGCAGATCAATGCACGTCCTCACGTCCTCCCCGTATTTGCTCATGATGTAGGTGATCCTGACTTTCGGCATCCCCTCGCCTCCTTTCTTTTTCTCATTTCTGGGCTTTACTTGGATATTGCTTGGCTATACTATATCATTACTCAGCGCTGCTGTCAACCCCTATTTTATGCCCTAGCAATATTCTTTATTGACTTGCGCCTCCTGCTGTGCTATTCTAATTGCGAGAGGAGGTGATACCATGTCCGGCACGATCAATGACCGCATTGCGCAGGTCATCGCCGCCCAAAATATTACCCGCACAAAATTTGCTGAGGCCCTGCATCTCAGCCAGCCCTATGTGTCCGGCATCTGCACCGGCGCAAGGCAGCCCTCCGATCGGACGATCCTCGACATTTGTCGAGTCTACGGCGTCTCGGAGCTCTGGCTGCGGGAGGGGCAGGGCGAGATGTACGTCCAGCGGACCCTCCGGCAGGAGATCCTCGACCTCGCGCGCAGCCTGTCGGAGGCCCCGCCGGGCGACCTTCGCCGGGACTTCCTGCTCGCGCTGGCCGACCTCCCGCCGGAGTTCTGGCCCAAACTGGCCGACTTTATGGAGGAGATCCTTGCCCGCCGCGCCGACGATCCCGGCACCTAGCGCAAAGCCCGCAGCACCCGCTGCGGGCTTTTGCTTTGCCCGATCCGATAGGGCATCTGTAGGGGCCGGGCATGCCCCTCCCGGCTCCGCACCCGCGCCCCGCACCGGCCTGTAGGCACCATCGGTAGCGGCGCTCATTGAGCGCCCGGTACGCACCCATTCTGCAGCTTGAGTGCTCTGGTGCACCTCCTCACCCCCGGCCGCGCTGCCCGATGCTTCCGCAAATATAACAAAGCAGCCACCGGTCTGCTAACGGTGACTGCCCTGTTTTGCAAAAAGAAAGGAGATTTTTGTGCACTGAAAACGAAAGAAAGAATCGATAAACGCTTACTACCCTGCGCCCCTGCTCATATTATAGCGCATCGTTTTCATATTCTAAACGCGAATTGCGCCGCAGCGCCCGAAGAAACTGCAGCAAACTGTAAAGCTCCGCCTCCGTCAGGTGCGCCAGCTCCCCGATCACCTCTGCCAAAATGTCCATCTTGTTTCCTCCTTTTCCGTCGTAAGGGTTGCCCCTCCCCCCGCATTCTAGCATTTTTGTGCATTTTACACTCTGCTATTTGTGCAATGTGCCGCTTGATATCTCCTGCCGCTTTATGGTATACTGTAAATGTCAGCCACGTCCGCTCCCTGTAGGGGCCGGGCATGCCCCTCCCGGCTCCGCACCCGCGCGCCGCACCGGCCTGCAGGCACCATCGGTAGCGGCGGTCAGCGACCGCCCGGTACGCAGCCATTCAGTTGCTCAAGTGCTCTGGTGCACCTCCCGCCCTGTCATTGCGAGGAGCGAAGCGACGTGGCAATCTCTGGAAGGAGTGTTGTCTATGCCGGATTATCCATCACCCGTCCCGAAGCGCCGCCGCATTGTGCAAAACATTGTCACGGCCCTTTCCCTGATCCTGTCCGTCGTGCTCATCATCGTCCTCGCCACCGCCGAGCCGGATAGCTCCGTTTACCAGCGTGGCTTTGATTCCGGCCATGCCTCCGGCTATGTCGAGGGGAAAAACGAGGGAGCCGCACCCGCGTATAAGCGCGGCTATGACGCTGGAGAAACGGCCGGACGGAAAAGCGGCCGTACTGCAGGTTATAACTCCGGCTATGTCGATGGCATGCGTTATATGCAGGATCAGGTCGACGAGCTTGAGCGTCAGCTCCGGGGCTATAAGAAAAAACTTACCGGCCAAGATGCTGTTGAGGAATGGCTCGAAATCAACTCTGCCTCATATATCGGCAACTCTGAAACCGGGAAATTCCACCGTTTAGACTGTAGCTATCTTCCGGAAAATTGGAATCGTGTTTATTTTGAGACTGCAGACGAGGCCCGCGCCGCCGGTTATTCGCCGTGCGGGCATTGCAATCCCTGACGCACACACATCTCCAGCACGTCCAGCACCTCCCGCCGCCCCTCCGGCGGCAGCCGCAGAAACTCCCGCACGATCTTCTCCTCCGAGGCTGGCCGTCCCCCACAGGCGGCCAGCCTCAACTCATCTCTGGCTCGCTCCACGCGCTTTCTCCCGTCCGGCCGCATCCGCCGGTACTCCCGCACAAACCGGTACTTGATCCATCGCTCCATCCGTCGCGCCCCCTTTGCACCCGCATCGTACCACGCCCCGCCGCGGGAAACCATGGCCGAAACCGGGAACTGCACCCGCTTTTTGCAAAAATCCGCACCCAAAACTGCAATCGTCAGGAGGCGACACCATATGTCCCAGATCTGCGACCGGCTCAATGCCATCAAACAAAAGTCCGGCCTCACCCTCACCGCGTGGGCGGAGCGCTCCGGCGTCCCCGTCAGCACGATCTCCCGCATCCTCTCCGGCTGCACCGAAAATCCTGGCCTGCAGACAGTCGTCGACCTCGTCGCCGCTGCCGAGGTCCCGCTGTCCGACGTCCTCCCCGACCTGCTCCCGCCGCCCGAAGCCGCCCCCGCTGCGCAGCCCAGCGATGCCCTCCTCGCCGAAAAGGACGCCCGCATCGCCGCACTCGCGCGCCTCGCCCGTTACCGCTCCCACATCTGCTACGCCCTCGGCATTATCTGCCTTGTTCTGGTCGCCGTCCTTGCCTTTTTACTGGCCTTCGACCTGTGCGACCCCCACGTCGGCTGGTTCCGCAGCTGATTCCTCAAGGAGAGTCTGCTATGCCGATCACAAAAATACAAAAAAAGCGCGACGGCCTGCAGGGCTATCGCGTTCGCGTCAATTATACCGATCCCGACACCGGAGCCTACCGCCGGGTCGAGCGCATCGTCTACGGCAAGGCCGAGGCCGCCGAGACGGAACGCCAGCTCAATGCCGAGATCAAAGCCCCCGCCCCCACCGCCGATGACCGCCTCACCGTCGCCGAGTTTGCCCAGCAGTATCTCAAATACAAATCGAACGAAGTGCGTGCATCCTCGCTCGCCACGCATGAGGCCCGCCTGCGCACGCACGCTATCCCATTTTTCGGCCCGCTGCGTATGCGCGCCGTCACCCCACGGCACGTTGCCGATTGGGTGTCGTCCCTGCACAGTAAGGGCCTCGCCCCCAATACCATCTCCGAGGTCTACGCAATTACAAAATCCATGTTCGCGCGCGCCGTCGAACTCCGCATCATCCCAACATCTCCCTTCGGGCGGCTCCGCTGCCGACGCAAGGCCATGCCAGACGCCCCGCAGCACGATTTCCAATTCTATACCGCAGAGCAATTTCAGCGTTTTTACGCATCGGCAGCCGCCGCCGTTTCCATTGCAAAAAATCCCATCCAAGAGCGGCAATACATGATGTTTTTCGTCGTCGCATTTTATACCGGCATGCGGCCCGGCGAAGTCCTCGCCCTTCACTGGACGGATATCGACTTCCCGGCCCGCCTGATCCGTATCCGCCGCACTTATTCCGATCGGTATGGGGAGGGGCCTGTCAAAACGGAGTCCTCTGTCCGCGATATTGGCGTCCCCGCCCCCCTTTTCGAGGAGCTGCAGGCGCACATCCGTTTTCAGCGCGGCATGCCCGGTTTTTCTCCGGACTTCCTCGTCTGCGGCGGTCCTTCGCATCTCGTGGCGTATACTGTCCGCAGGCACAAGCTTGCCTATGCGAGCGGCGCAGGACTCCCGCAGATCCGCCTCCATGATTTCAGGCACTCTCACGCCTCCCTGCTCGTTAATAATGGCATCAATATCCAGGAGGTCGCGCGCCGCCTCGGCCACTCCAATGTCAAGGAGACTTGGGACACCTATTCCCACCTGTATCCTCGCGAGCAGGACCGCGCGATCACCGTTCTTGACACCGTCCAGCTCTCTCCTCTAACCACCCCGTGATTTTCGGTGTTTTTTCGGTGTTCTCCCTCTTATGCTCCATCTCCGAAAACGCCGGAACCCTTGTGTTTTCAATGGTTTCGGCGTTTTTTATCCTCTCTTTTTTCGTTGATGCTCATCAACAACAACTTTTATTCATCTTTCTGTTTCTTTCTCTTTCTGCCTCTCAACGCATCTCATTTTCTCTCTTTACATTGCTCAAACTCCAACTTTCTCCGACCTCAATTTTCAAATTCTCAAAATTCTCGGTGCTCATTCGGTGCACAAAAGGCCCCGGCAGTCTCCTGCCGGGGCTGTTTTTGTGTCACTCCACGATGCACTCGTAGTACACGCGCGCCTTGTCCGGCACGGCGTCCTTGTCCTCGAGCCACGCCTTGGCGAGATCGAGGTAGAGGTCCGTCCCGGTGCAGCCGTGGTCCATGAGTACCTCGCAAAAATCGCTGTACACCGCATTCATTGCGCACCAAAATTCGACGGGGTCGCAGTCAATGCCGCGCTCGTGCATCATCTTGAGCACATGGTCCGGTGCCCACTTCGCGCCGACCGTGCCGTCGGCGTTTTTCATACCGCCGACCCACTTCTCGGCCTCCTCCCACGACAGACGGTCGTCATCGTCCTGCTGCTGCTCGAATCCGATATGCCCCATCTCCCGGCGCCCCGGCTCGCGGCTTCGGCCGCCGCCTCTCGGCTCGATGTCGTACCGGCGGCCCATCGGCTCGTCGCGGTAGCGGCGATCATAGTCGCCGTCGCTGCGCGGCGCATAGCGGCCGTCATTGTATCGCTCGCGTCCGCGCCCGTCGCGGAATCGGCCCTCCGGCCGGTCTCTGCGTTCCTCCTCGCCGCTCCCGCGGCGGTAGAACATCATTTTTGTCCTGGCGTCCATATCGTCCCTCCTTATGCCGTCGGCGCCGTGCCGTTGACGCTCGCCAGATTGCTGCTCGGCGCGCAGGCCGCGCGGCCCAGCAGTCGGAAACTGCCGCCCGTCGCGGTGGTGTTGAGCACCGTGCTGTACTTTGTCCGCGTGCGGATCGCACAGGCGGTCAACTGTGCGCAGCCGCAGCTTGTCAGCGGATACTGCACTGTCCCGCTGCCGATCGTCACCACGACCGGAGCCGTGATGGTCGCCGTCGTCGGGATCGTCTGCGCCACGACGAGACAGTATTTCTCGCCGTCGTTGTAGCTCCCGGCCGGCAGGTTGATCGTCAACACGCCGTCAGCAAACGTCACGGCCTGCGAGATCACAAGACGGCGGCACAGCTTACACACGTTGTTGCATGCCATGGTATATCCTCCTTTGCTCAGGGGCGGCAGCTGCCGCCCCGATCTCTCATCCCGTCAGCAGCAGCCGTAGCCCTGCTGGCAGCCTGCGCCGCAGTACGCCGCATGCGGGTTCTGTACCAGGTACGTCGGCTGCGGCGTCGAGTTGCCGGTCCGGCGGATCAGCTCTGCCGTGTTGGCGTCCATTGCGGCCTTGAGCACGGCGTTCTGCTCGCTCTGCGAGGCGGCCAGACGGAGCGTCTGGTTTTCCTGCTGCAGGGTCGAGATCTTGTCGTTGACCATAAAGTCCAGGATGCTGCGCGTGTTGGCGTTGGCGTTGTCGATCACGTCGCGGGCCGTGCTCTGGATGGTGTTGCGGATGTCGCAGCTCTGCGTCGCGAGGTTGTAGTTGGTGTCGGCAAAGCCGCGCTCCATCAGGCGCTGCGTCTCGCAGCAGCACTGCTGCTGTCTCGCGCCGAGGTCGCAGATCTGGCTCTGTACCCCGTTAAAGCCCTGCATCATGCCCATCTGCGTGGCGTTAAAGCCCTGCTGCATCGCGATCTGCCCGTTGAGCATGCCGGTGTTCATCGCATAGAAGCCGTCACACAGGCCGTTCTGGAGCCCGCGGATGCCGTTCTGGATCTCTGCCGTCACAAAGCCGTCGTTGACTGCCTGCCGCGTGTCGATTCCGCTGAGATACGGCACCGCCATACCGGCCCCGTTGTTGCCGTTGTTGCCCCAGTTGTTGCCAAAAATCAGGGCAAACAGGATGATCACGATCCACCAAGATCCGCCGCACCCGAACATATCGTTGTTGTTGCGGTTGCCGGAGTCAGCGCCCAGCGCATACCCCATGCCAAAATCATCTGCCATTGTTATATCCTCCTCAGTTTTTATGATCCCACGGGCCGCGCGCGCCCGGTGAGTCCTTTCTGCGCGGCTTTTGTCAGGATCCGCAAACCGAGTGGATGTGCTTACCGGCGGAAGGGCAGCCCCAGCTGCTGCGCCATCTGCTCCACCGTCGTGCCGCGCTCCCGCGCGGCGTTGTCCGCCATCTGGAGGAGCTGGTTGTAATCTTTGCCCGCCAGCATCTGCTGCATCTGCTGGAGCTGAGGTCCCGCGCCCATCTGCTGCAGGGCACCCAGCGGGTTCCGGCCCCGCTGCGCCATCTGGATCATCATCATGAGCGGATTCATTCTGCCGGTTCCTCCTTCTTTTCTGCGGCAGTGAGCCGCTCGCTGATGCCGTTAAGCTGCGCCTGCATCTGCTGCAGCATCGTCAGCACCGGGTCTGTCGCGGTCTGTGCGCCGTTCTGCGCGGTCTGCGGAGGCGGCGCTGGAATATACTCCCCAAAGCGTGCAGCGCCCGCCGCAGCGTCCCAGCGCTTGGTGTAGATGCGGTTGTTTTGGATGTCCGCAAACACCATCAGGCTGCCGGAAAAGTCCACCGGCGTCGAGCTTGCCTCCTCGCGGCTCGATACCATCCTGCACATCGGCCCCTGCGGCTGCAGCGGCTGCTGCCCGTCCCCGCCGTATACCGGCGGCATCACCTGATTGTACCCTGTCTGATAGGGATATGCCATTGTCTCCGCCTCCTGTCTTTGATGGATATATCATACCGTCTCAGCCTCTGCGCTGTGCCCGCTTCCGGCGCGTCTGTGCCCGCAATGTGTGCAGCCGCCGCTCGATCCCCTGCATCCGGCGGGACACCGTGCTGCGCGTCATCCCCTGCCCGAATTTGTCCTCCATTTCAAACGCAATGTCGAGCTGCGCCACCTGATCGATCAGGCACCGCCGCGCGATGTAGCTGTCCTCCTCCCCGAGGTTCGCCGCCCGGATGAGCGCCTCGACCTCCTCGCGCCGCATCCCGGCCGTGCAGCTCCCCGCCTGCATCCTGCCCTTTGACATAGTTCCCCCTCCTGTGCATAAAAATGGGAGAGGGCTTTCGCCCTCCCCCGCTGTGCGGTATTTTGTTAATGCCACGGAGCCCTGTACAGGTCCCGCTCTGCGTAGCCCTCCGCCCGGTATAGCAGGTCTTTCTGCTCCGCCGTCAGCTGCAGGCTGTTGATGAGTGCAAGGATCTTCGCCTTTTTCGATCCGCTGATTGATTTCCCGTTCGCGTCCTTGTCCGCGCTCAGTTCGGCCTTTTTCTGCCAGTACTGCATCCAGATCTTTGCGCCGATTCCGCCGCTTCTTGCCTCCGTCAGTTTGTCGTAGGTCTCCTCGCTCAGCACGGTGCTCAGCGCCCTGTAGAGGCTGGTGTCCGTCAGGTTCTGCTTGAGCAGCACGTCCACCTTGTCGTTGGTCGTGAGCTGCCCGTTCTCGCCGGTCCCCTTTGCGCTGGCCAGCTTGTCGCTGACCTTTTTGGCGTCGGTCGCGCTCAGCCCGGCCTCCGTCAGGTTGGTGTAGCGCTCCGCCTCCTGCGCAAACATCTGGTAATACTTGAGGCCGTTCCGGATCGCCTCCCGCTTTTTGCCCTTGATGTTGTGCTGGTCGAGCCAGTATGCAAACTCGGAGGCCTGCTGGCTGCTGCTGAGGCTCTCGTCCTCGTACAGCGTCCGGTACTCCTCGTACACGTCCATCACGTCATCCCAGCTCATCCCGGCGTCCATCATGTTGGCGAAAACCTCATCCTTCGAGGTCGACTTCGCGCCGGTCTCCTTGTCGGCCACGCCGAACACCTCGGCATAGATGTATGCCTTAACGCTGTCCCGCACGTCAAGCTCCCGGATCGCGGTGCGCTTCTGCCGGTTTTTGTCGTTGGTGGAGAGATTCTCGTCCCCGTCCGCCTGCATGAGCTTGTTGTAAAACTGCGTCACGCCGTCCCAGCTCACGCCCTCGTCCATCAGGGTCTCGAACATGGCGTCCGTTGCGTGCTCATACTCGCCGGTCTCCTTGTTCCTCCGGCCGAACTCCTGCCGGAACAGGTAAGCCTTTTGCTCGTCGGTCAGGCCGGAGTTGTTGATGGCGTCCCGGATATCCCGCTGCGCCTGATCGGACGTCAGGGTGTCGTCTGCGTTGATCTTGATAAACTCATGCAGCAGGTTGTAGGTCTCGATCGGGTCTGCCCCGTCCTTGGATAACGTCTGCCACGTCTGCGTGTCCTTGGTCGACAGGCTGGAAAGCCCGGAGGCCCAGTAGGCATTTGCCTGCGGCGTCGCGTTTGGCCCGAAGAGGATGTTTTGCAGCGCCGTCCCAACGTTCCGCTCGACCGGATACTGCAGCCGCTCCTTGTCCCCGAAGCCCTTTGTCCGTCCTCCCTCGACGATCGTTTTGATGCCGGAGTACGTCTTGTTGATCTGCCGCCCGCCGGGGATCGCCTGCGTCACAAGCCCGAGCAGTGCCTCTCCGCTCTCCGGAGAGATCAAGCCGTGCTCTGTGGCTGCGTCCCACAGGTCTTTGCCCTTGCCGAACAGGTCCGGCATCATCAAAGTTCTGTCTCCCACGCCGACCATGCCGGAGAGATTGGAAAGGAACGGTACCTCATTGCTGATGTTATACAGCGTGTCCTCCACAGCGTTGCCCCAGTCAAAGCCCTCCTGCGGCGTCGGAACGTCGTCGAACAGGTCGACGCCGAACATGGCGTTGCTTGCCTTGTTGAGCATGTATCGGATCCAGTCGTTGGTGGTCAGCCCCTCGCCGGATGCAATGAAATTCATGGACATGCCGATGATATCGAACGGGGCCGGAGTGCCGCCGTAAAGCTCCTCCGTCACGCGGTTGACCACAAAGGCCGCAAGCACGGTCTTCAGGATCACGCTGCTGAGCACGCGCGCTGCCTTGGCCTTCCCGCTCTCCGCCGCGATCTGCCGGAACTGCCGCGGGAGATCCTGCGACACATGCTCCCAGCTGTTGAGCGCCTCGATCTGGAACATGTTGACCATCTGCATGACTGGTGTCTTGGAATGGAACATCAGCGGTTTTGCGCCCTTGGTGCGGTCGCCCATGATGGAGCGTGCGTAGGCGTCTGCCGCCCGCATGGCCTCCTCGTGCGTCTTGCCGTCACGGATCGCGTCGAGGTATGCCGCTCTGGCCGCGATCGTCGACATCATCGTGTCGACGAATTCGGCCGGCTTAAACATGCCGGACATAAACGAGTCCGCGAAGGTGTTGGAGATATAATCCACGCCCTTTTTGCCCGTGATGAAATCGCTGTCCATCTGGAACTGCCGCAGCTTCCCGGTTGCAAACTCCGCCGTCGCCTGTGCGATGGAGCGCTTGCTCCGCTCCCCGAGGATCGTCGGCAGCTGCGCGATCTGGTTGACGGCCGACGAGACGTTGCCCGCAACATTGGCCCTCGCAAACGCCTGCGTGAGCTGTGTGCCGAGCTTCAGGATGCCGCGTCCGCCTCTGTGCTCTGCCCCGCGGTCTCCGCCGAACTGCTTTCCTGCCAGCACGTCGCCGTAGTTTTTCAGCCATACGGCAAGATCGGAATACCGCGTATTGTTTTTCTCTGCGGCGAACAGCTCGGCGATATACTGGTCAAGCTGTTTGTTGATCTCCGCCGTTGTCGGCTCTGCGAAATCATCGACCCGCTTCAGCTCGCGCAAAAAGTCCAGTTTCTCGTCGCGCTGCCCGCTGCGGGAAAGCTCGATCGCCTCCGCCAGTGAATTCTTGAAATCATTCCTTCCGCCGAGGCGTGTATAATTTTCCAGCGCGCGGATCTTCTGGATGTCGTCCGTGTGGAAAAGCACGTCGGACAGGTACGTCACATAGCTCTCAAACCCGTGCACGATGTCGTACTCGGTCTGCGTCCCCTCGCGGCTCTGGAAGAACGGCGTCCAGCGCTTGTTCGGCCGGAAGTCCTCCGTCCTGCCCGCGATCTCCGCCGGGAGCCTCGTTGCACTGGCGTTAAAGCCCAGCGCCTCGAACGCCTGATTGAGAAGGTTGACCTTGTCGGCTGTGCTCAGATGCGGCGCGTAGTAGTCGATCTTGCCGATCGGCTCGTCACCGTGCGACACGAGGAAATCCGCAATGGCGTTGTAGTAGTCGTCAAAGAGCTGCCGGTACTGCTTCACGGCCGCCGCGCATTTCTTCTCGTCGATCTCGCCCTTGATGCCGTCCTTCTGCGTCAGGAACTGTGCATACTGCTGCGCCCACTTGCTTTCTGCGGCGTTCAGGTCGAGGTCCGTCGCCACGCGCTGGATCTCCGCCTCTCTGGCCTCCGCGTCCGGGCTGGCCTTCTGCGCGGTCTCCATCTTGGTCAGCTCCGTCACGGCCTTCTGGATCGCGGCCTTGTTCGGCGACTGGTTGATCCGCTGCACGGTCGCCTCGATGTCGAGGGCCATGTGGACGTAGGCACTCTCGGCCTTGTTCAGGCCCTTGGCCTTGTCTCCCTCGCCCTGGAACTCGCGCACCGCGTCGAGCTGCCGGTTCATCCAGCGCAGTCTCTCCGCCTCGTTTCTCGTTACCGGGTCGAAGTAGTACCGGTTGATCTCCTCGCCGCGCTTGTCGCCGAACATCTTGAGCATCGAGCGCTGCGGCGTCCGGTAGTTGAGTACGAGCAGGGCCTCCTTGTCAAAGCCGCCCGGATCGCTCATCAGCTCCAGCTCGTCCGGCAGCAGCTCCATGGCCTTGTAGAGCAGCGCGTCGCGGATCGCGTACTTGCGCTGCAGCCGCAGGTCCTCACCGAGCATGCGCTTGTCGATGTACAGGTTGGCGAGGTCCGTCACCGTGTCCCACCTTGCCGTGTCTGGGATATCAGCATAGGAGTACCGCCCGGCCGCGATGTCGCGCGCGAAGTTCTTTTCGAGCGCCGTCGCGCCCCATCGGCGCTCCGCCTTGGAGATCAGCTTGTCGGTCTGGTATTCCGCCTCGGCCCGCTGCCGCATCTCCTTGGTCGTCCGGTAGTCCGTCACGCCCATGTCGATCTTGACGCCGATCTTGTCGAGCGCCGGGGTCGCGCGGAAGCTGTCCTTTGCCACGCCCTCAGCCGCCACGGTCGTCGCCCTTGCCGGGGCCTCTCCGTTCCGGTATGCTGCTGCGTCCGCGTCCGCTCTGGCCTTCTTGGCTGCGTTCAGGCGGTTCGCCGCCTCCTGCGGTGTGTACATGCCCTGCTTTGCCGCAAAGTCCGTCTCCACGGCGCGCCATCCTCCGTTCTTGCGCGGCTCCACGCGCCAGCGCTTCCCGGTCACGGCCTCCAGCAGCTCCACGGCCTGCTTGGGCGACAGGTCCGTCGTCTGCGAGTAAAACGGCACATCCTTGCCCCATACAAACCCCTGCGGCATGGCGTTCGTTTGCTGCTGCACCCAGTCCCGGAAATAGCTCTCGCTCAGGACCGGCTCCCCGCGGTCATCCGCATACCCGAGCACGTCCTCCGGCTGCGTCTCCTCCCGGTCGCTTGCCAGTTCCTTCCCGCGGATGCCGTTCTCGCGGATGTCCTGCAGCTCCTCCTGTACGGAGAATTTCACGCCCGGCAGCTCGTTTGCAACGCGGATCCTGTCCTCTTGCCCGGTGTACCGGATCACGCGCAGCCCCGCGTCCTCTGCCCTCGCCATCAGGTCCGCTGGGGCGCTCGCCGGAGCCAGCAGCGCGACTGCCTCATCAAAGCTTACTACCCGCTGCGGCTTGGCCTCGAAGTACGATACAGGGAACTCTTTGGCTTTCAAAAACAAATCTTGGATCTGCATTGCTGTTGCTCGATCAACGCTGTACCCCGCTTCGGCCATTCCTTCACGGATATTCTGCAGCCCCGCCCCGCCTTTTGCAGTCTCTGTCAGTGCGCTGATGACTCCTTGAGTGTGTACAAACCCGTCGTAGTCTATCGAGTCCGGTTGTATGCTGCCCGCCACTGCGACCATTTCATTGTAAAGGCCTTGCAGCATCTCGTGATATTCGTCTTCGTCCAGCGTTTGCAGTCGGCTCTCGTCGGCGTGGATTTCATTGATGTTGCGGTACTCCGGGGCCGCCGTCGCGAGTAATGTCCGCTCGCTGGCACTAAGAAAGTTCCCCCCGCGGTCGGCTGCTTGTGACATTGCTTCGACGATGTTTTCTGCACTCAACTCCCAGTGTGTGTCCTCGAAGCTTTTTCTGTCTCCTGCTTCGGTGTAACGGTCCTCGTTATTGTAGACACCTTTCTCCCTAAGCACATCCTGCAGTTTGCCTTTTACCCATACCGCGACTTTTTCTGCCGGTGCTTTACGCTCGAGTTCTTCTTCCATCGCGCTTCTTGATATCCGCGACCCATCCCCGTCCGTTTCCATTTCCCACGCGGCCTTGATAAAGTCCGCCGCCCGCAGCGCATTGAAAACCTTGTTTTCCGCGTACTCTTTGATCCGTTCCGCTTTCCGCTCTGGCTTTCGGTCGAGAATTTTGGCGAAGCGTTCGGCGTATTCCTCTCCGACAGCCTCCCGCACGCGCTCAAGCTCTTCTTGCGCGACGCTGCCCTCGTCGCCGATGTACATCCTCGCGCGGATATTTGCCAGCTCATCAATCCCGCCGATATTTTTTACAAACCGTTCCAGCGCGTCATTCCCTAGCAGGTCATATGTCTTCCGCACAAACTTTGCTTCGATGTCATCCCCGTTTTCTCGCAGATACGCCGCCTTTACTTCGTCGTAATTTGCGATTTCCTCGGCTATTTGCTTTGTTGTTTTTGTTGTTTCCTCGCCAACTCCTGCTTTGCTCAGCGTGCTGCTCCCGCGGAAAACCCCGCCAGCGACCTGATTGGACAGGCTTTGGATCTCTCGCTCAAACGCCCGCTTCGCATCCGCGTCCACGCGGTACTCCACGATCGCGTCGGAAGATGTCGGCGTCCATGCGTCCGCGCCATACACGCGGTTCCGGCTGTCCGCCTCAGGGTCGATCGTCGACGCTGGGAACACGACGGAGTAGTCACCGAAGTTTGTGTGCCCCTGCTCGGCCTGCACGATAGCGATGGACGGCGACGGAAACGCGCCGATCTCCAGCGCCTTCTCCAGCTTCTCCTGCGTCAGGTTGTGCTCCGCAATGAGATTCCCTGCACGCTCCACCGGCTCAGAAAGCGAAAATCTCTGCTTGACATCCGCCTGATTTTGTGATACGCTTTCTCCAGAGAGATCTCCGGAATCGGAAGCGGACTGCGCCATAGGGGTTGCGCGCTTCTCGATCGTGCCGGGGATCTCTTTGATTTTTGTGATGTCGTAGAATACCCTGCCCTTTTCCGAGTTCGCGATGTTGATCAGGCCCTCGAAAAGATGCCCTCCTACCTCAAACTTCGTTGTGTAATAATCAAAGCCAAGTGTCGCTTCCGGATGTTTTTTCAAATCGCGCGCCCAATGAGAAAACTCCGAAACCTCCAGCAAATTGTTCAATTCCGCCGAGGCTCTCATTTTTGCGTTATTTGCGTTCTTCGTAATTAGTCTCTGAGCCGGGTATGCATACTCGCCTGCCGCATCTGGCGGGATCATTGCGAGATCTTCACTTCCCAGCGGCAGCGTCTTTCCGACGAACTCACGCTTAATGACTCGTTTTGCTATTGCCGCATACTGCGACGGCTTTGCACGGTCGAATTCATCCTGCCCGTCTTCGATGACTGCGATTCTCTCGCCGTTTTCCAGCTCCTGAATGGAGAATCTCCCCTCCGGGCTCCCCCTCGTCTCCTGCGAGGTCTGCGCCGGTTCGGATACCCGTTCGCTCTGCTGCACTTCGCCCCGCACAGCCTCCGTGAACTGCGTCGCGCCCGCGCGGAATCGGTTCATGCCGGCGTAGGCGTCTGCGAGGACCTCCTCGTAAACGTCCTCCATGCTCTGGTAGGCCCCGCTGTAGCTCTGCACATACTCGCGCGCCACCTGCTCAAATGCTTCCTCTCCGAACGTCTCCCGGACCTTTTGCAGCGCCTGCTGCACGAGGGCCGGGTCTTTGTTTGCCCGGACGTGGAAGAGCTCATGCTGCGCCAGCTTCCCGCCGTCGTACTGGATATCCGTCGCGCTGACGACGGCGCGCTTCGCCTCCGCGTCATACACGCCGTTGATGCGCATCAGCTGATCTCCCCGCTGCATGGCCATCGATCCGCGCACAAAGACGACGTCCACGCCGAGCTCCGCCCCGGCCTGCTTTGCCGCCCGCATCCCGTCGTCATACATGCTCTCCGGGATCACGGCCAGCGTCACGGCATCCGATCCGCCCCGCACGAGCTGCGCAAGGCTGGTGTCGCTCTGCAGGCTGGCGTAACGGTTCAGCCGTTCCGCTCTTGCTGCGTCTTCGGGCCGTAGATTCGCTCGACGATTTGCCGGACCATTTTCTCCTGCTCCGGCGTAAGCGTTCCGCCGCTCTCCTTCTGCCGCTGCTGCTCCTGCTGCCATGCCTCCAGTCTGCTCTCCGGTACCCAGACCTGCATCCCGTTGGCTGCCTCCATCAAAAATCTCCGTTCTGCCATTGTCGATACCTCCCGTTTCTGCCGCATTCACGGCGGCGTTTGTTTCCGCTTCCGCGCGGATGACGTTGACGTCCTGCGTCGCCTCCTGCACGGGCTCCTGCCGTGTCTCGGTCTGCGGCGTCCCCTCTCCGTATCTCGCGTTGAGATACGCCTGCAGGTTCGCCGTCGCGCCCTCGTTGATCATGCTCAGCTCGTTTCGGAGGTTCAGGGCCGTCATGGCATCCATCGTGCCATCCTGCACGGCCTTGTCAAGGTAGCTTTCGGCCGTCCGGGCCATTTTCGCGATCTCTGCATCCATGCGGCCGGTCATCGCAAAATTCGCCGCGTTCTCCGCTGCACTGTCCCATGCCTGCCGAATCTGCCGCACATTTTCCTCCAGCGTCTCCGCCGAGAAGGTCTTGGAGTCTACGCCTTCGATGCTCCCTCTCGCATCCGCAATCACGCGTTCGGCATCCGTCCCCCGGTATGCCTTCCCCTCTCCGGTCTTGGCCCAGTATGCCTCGGCATCCACGAGATTCCGATACACCGTGTTGTACTCGTTCACGGCCTGCGCCCAGCTCTTTTTTGCTGTGCTGCGCTGCACATGATCCCAGCCGTTGGCGAGCATCAGGTCCTCGTCGCCCGCCAAAAACTCGACGGCGTACTTTTCCATCTGGAGGTTCAGCTCGCCGCGGTCGCTCTGCGCCGCCGCGTCGAACATCGTGATGCGCTTGGCGTTGCCCTCGTGGTCGTTTTTTGCCAGTACCTCGGCCGTGTCCGGTCCGATGCTCAGGATCATCGCCAGCGCAAAGCCGGAGATAAACTCATCCCGCAGCTCGTCCCAGCTCAGGTCTGCCTCGCCGGTCAGCGCATAGTCCAGCGCGGCCGAGCCGATCGCAGAGGCCACCTCTTCGAGGCCCTCGCCGATCCGGTCGAATGCCGCGGATGAAACGATCTTTCGGATCGTCTCGTTGTTGGTCATCTTGTAGACAAGCTCCGTCACCTTTCCGGTGTCCCCGGCGTCGATCAGCGGGTTTCCGCCGAAGAGCATGTTTGTTCCGTATTCCAGCAGACCGCCCGCGGCGAAGCGGATAAACTGCTCGCCTCTCGCGTCCCCGTTGCTCTCTGCCTCGCCGTAGGAGTTGATCGCCGCGAAACTGCTCGTCACGATGTTGCTTCCCTGCTTGGCCATCAGCGCAAACTTCTCAGCCTTTGTTGCCGCGTTCGTCACAAGCGGTGATACCTGTCGGCTGCCACCCGCAAAATTAGCCATCGTCCCCGTCGCCGCTCCGGCAATTGTGGAGGCGGCCGCCATTTCCAGCGCGGCCGTCGTCAGGCCGGAGATCTGCTCTGCCGCCCATCGCTCAAATTTGCCGCCGTTCTGCAGCAGGTCGGACGTCTCGCGTCCGCGCACCCAGTCCTGATATTTGGCCTCCTGCCATTCCGGGTTCCGGTAGTTGATGTTTTTCTCGCCGCCCTCGGCGAAGTAATCGCCCAGATCGTTTTCAAACGCGCCGAAGCCATTGAGCAGGCTGCCCAGCGCCTTCCCGGCGTAGCCCCCTCCGCGGACGAGCAGCTGCTCCAGTCCGGCCGGGTACTTCTGGAACAGGTTGTCGCGCGCCCGCTCCGAGCCGCTCGCCACCTGGTCGAGGAAGGAACCCGCCGACATCTCGGGGTAGCTGTTGAGCGCATCCTCCGCACCCTGTTCGTTTGCGCGCAGGCCGTTGGCCTCGCGCTGCTGGCGGTAGGTCTCCAGCTGGCTGACCACGTCGCTTGTCCCGTATCCGCTGACGGCCCGTGTCGCCGGAGCGTTTTTGGCGTAGCGGTCGAGGGCCTGCATGTACCGGTCGTACTGCTCCTGCGTCATGGCCACGTTGGCGAGGTACCCAAAGATCGCAGCGTCCGTCGCCGCGCCCTGCGACTGGCTCGTCACGTCCGCCTGCGGATCCACATGCTTGCCCGCTGCGTCAAGCAGCTGGACGACGCTCTTGTACTGGATGTTTTCGCGCGTCGTGCTCTGGTTGTAGCGCAGCTCATAGCCAAAGGTATTCCGGTCGGTCGGTATGCCACCCGCTGCGGCAAGCATGGCGTTCTGCTGCGCCTTGCCCGCTGCGGTGTAGTTTTCGTCTCCCATCACCGGCCCGCGCAGTGCGTCCGTCCACTTCTGTTCGCGCTGGCCGAAGCTGCGGCCCTTAACCCCGCTTCGGTATGCGTCGTAGGCGTCATATACCTCGCTCACGAGCTTGTTGTACTCGTCGGCGCTCATGCTCTGGCTGTAGGCCAGATAATACAGGCGGCTGGCCACATCGTCCCACTTTTCCTTCGCGGCTGCGGCGTCCGTTCCGCTTTCCCCGGCAGTCCGCAGCTCCTGCAGCTTTTGCCGGATGGTCTGGCCGTGCTGCTCCGGCGTCTGATTCTGGTTCAGGCTGTCCGTGAACAGCTTTTCAAGCGATTCCCCGCGGACTCTCGTCAGCCTCTGGCGGTACGGCCCTGTCTTGTCCATCTGCAAAGCGTTTTCCGCCTGCTGCTGCAGCTGGCTCCCGCCCCGCACCGGCACGCGTGCCTGATACCCCTGACGGATCCCGGCATCCACGCCCAGCCCCTGCCATTCGTTCGCCTTTCGCAGCTCGCCCCACATGCCGGTCGCAGCCTTGTACAGCGACCCCACATTTCGCACAGCGTACTTCCCCTGCTCCGCGATCTGCTGCACTTTGGACTCTTTGCGCGCCGCGAGCCATTCGGCCATTGCGTCGCGCCCCTCCTCCTGCCGCACCGGCGTAGAGGACTTTTCCGTTTTCCCCGTCTTTACCCCGGTCAGCGCCGTTGTCGTTTTCTTCGCCTGCTCCAGGATCTGATCAACCTTGATCTGTGCCTGACGCACGGCCCCGTGTCCCGGGGTCGCGCGCTGTGCAGCTTTCTCTGCATTCCGTTTCGCCAGCCATTCGGCCATTGCGTCCCTCGGCATAGGCTCCTCCTTAGTTCACGCCCCAAAGCGAGGCGAGATAGTTTTTCTCCGCCAGCGTCAGATGCCCGGCGTTATAGTCCTGCGTGATCCGGTTAAAGATCGATTCCATCGCCGCGTACTGATCCTCTGCGCTGCGCGGATATCTCGACGAGCTTACGATGTCCCGGTAATACTGCTGCCCCAGCGCGCTGAGCTGGCTGCTGTCTGCAATCGTCGGCGTGTCCTCATCCACCTGATCCGTCACACCGCTCTTGTCGCTCGTATCGCTCACTGTGTCAGAGCTGTACAATCTCCCTCCGCCGGAGCCGCCGCTGTACCCGCCGCTCTGCGCCTGCACGCCCGCGAGGATGCGCTTCGCGTCCTCGCCGCTGATCCCGGCCTGTGCCAGCATCTCAGCGCTCGGCATCTGGCCCAACTGCAGCATCGTCATGGCGAGGTTATAGGCGTTCTGGCGCTGCTGCTCGTTCTGGCTGTACTTGTCCAGCTCCTGCTGGTAGCGCCACTGCTCCCGCTGCCAGTCGGCGTCCTGCTGCGCCTGCATCTTCTGCCAGTTCTGATAGCTTTGATCCGTCGTCGGCGTGCCCACGCCCACGCCCAGCACGCTGGATACCTGATCGTCCGCATAGCCGAGCTGCTGCCAGCGGTTGAGCGCCTCGTTGATGCGCAGGCTGTAGTCGCTCTGCGCGGCGCTTCCCGCGTTCATGAGGGCCGAGAGGTAGTTGTACTGATCCTGCCGGGCCGTCTGCTTCTCGTTGTACCATCGGTTATAGGCCTGCTGCTCCAGCTCCGGGACCTTGTCGGCCAGCTGTGCCTTGTAGTTGTCTGCCGCCTGACTGGCCGCCGCAATAGCCTGCGTGGAGGCAAGGCCGCCCGTCTGCTTGGCGTAGGCTCCCAGCGTGTCGCGCATCGTCCGGTCGCCCTCGCGCAGGTAAGTTTTGCGGTACTCCTGCATGGCCGTGTCGTTTTCGGGATCCCATTTGTAGGCCCCGCCGCTGTTCTCCTGCAGGCGCTTGATCGCAGCGTCCAGCTCCTCCTGATAGGGGTTCTTCCATCCGGTGTTTGCCCCGGCTCCCTGCAGGTAATTTGCGTACTGGTTCGTCTGCGCCCACTGGTTCAGGCCCTCGCCCGCGATCTTCTCATTACGCATCTGCTCATAGATCGCTGCCTGTGCGTAGTTGCCCTTCGCGGCCGCGTCGTCCATCAGCTTTTTGTAGTCCGTATCCTTGTTGTATCCGTACTGCATGGCCCCTCCTTACTGCATGCCCTGCGGCATGCCCATCTGCTGCTGCATGGCCTGCTGCGACTGCATGGCCATCGCCTGCGCCTGCTGCTGCGCAGCCTGCTCCTCCAGCAGCTTTTTGATCGTCCCCGCGCCGGGGTAATTTTGCATTTCCATCTGCGCCCAGTATCGGATCAGCGTCTGTGGCTCGCTCGGGTTGCCGTAAGCGCCGCTCTGCAGGTGCTGCGTGATCTCCTGCCACATGGCCTCTCGGTTCGCGGCCAGGCCGGAAGCGTTGTCGCACGAAAAGCGGAACTGATCGTTCCAGTACAGCTCCCCTGCTTCATCGCACTCCAGAAATGCCCACGAGTTCCATTCGGTGTCCATCTCATTCTTGCCGTGCATCTTCCGCCGCTCCTCGCAGTAGGCGAGCTTGTTGCGGAAAAGCCGCTCGAAGATCTCGGCCCACGCGGCCTTCTTCATGATTTTCTTCGATTCGATTCGGCCGGCCGCCTGCGCGGCCGAAAACTCCTTGGCCTTGCCGGACGTCGCCGTCGTGTCCGTCCTGCCCTGGAACGAGTCCGTGATGCCGAGGATCCGGCGGCTTTCCTCGTAGACGTGATTGAGGTACGCATACGGCCACTCGAGGTCGCCGGTAAAATCAAACTGCTTTACCTGCGCCAGATCGGACTGCGGCATGTACCACAGCTCCTGATCCTGGCCGTCCATGCGCAGGCCGGGGTTGTCCGGCATCGCGATCTTCGTGCCCCATTTCGATATGCGCGTGATCATCTTGCGGCTCAGGTGGTTTACCGTGTTCTGCTGGTCCCGGATTTTATCGCAGTCGCTCTCGCCCAGGAACGTTCCCCATGCGGTCACATTCCGCTGCAGCACGACGGGGTAGATGTTCGGGCGGTAGTACGGCACCCAGTATTCCGTTTCCGCCTGCGTCTGCGTGTTGTACGGAGGCAGCGTCTCAGGCCCCAGAATCGTCTCTGCGCCGTTTTCTGCCTCCGGCGTCAAACTACCCGCTGCGCCATCTGCTGTCCCGTCCGGCGTAAAGTCCGGCTCTGCCGCAGCCGGTTCCGGTGCAGCCATCCCCTGCAGGCGGTTCAGGACGTCCTCGCGGACGCCCTTCTCGCGCAGGTCGGCGATGGTCATCCAGCGTCCTTCCTCGTCCGTCTCCTCCCAGCTGCGCGCGCCGCAGTAGGCGCAGGCGTCCTTTCTCCGCCGCTCCGGCGGCAGCCCCTGCGGGTACTCGCCGTTTACGGTCGGGCCGACCATCTTCCAGTTTGCCGAGTCCGCCTCTGTCTGCCCGCACTTTTTGCAGCGGTGCAGGCGGCGGCTCTGGCAGTCCTCCAGCTCCTCGCAGACCGTGTCGCCCACCCAGACGATGCGTCCGACGCCGCCGTGCTCGTTGCGGTAGTATGCCGTCTCCAGCGTGACGAGGTCCTCGGCCGTGCTGGCCTCCTCGCCGCGCAGGCTGGCGTCCTCCTCCGTCTCGTCCGAGACGTCCACGCCGTACCGGCGCTTGACGTAGCCCTTGGTCTGCGGCATGCGGAGAAACATGTAGTCCATGTCCTCCGGCTCCTCTACGCCGTCCTGCGGGATGTAGCGCTTGGGATGCAGCACCGTGATGCTGTTCTCGCCGACGGTCGTGTGCGTCCGCTGTGCGCTGTCCCACTCCACGAGATACAGCACGCCGCCCTGCACCTTGCAGGTTCGCTCTGCGCGGTCGTTGATGCGCTCCGCTGGCAGCCGGTCCAGCTCGTCCAGGAGCATGGCCTCGATCATTTTGCCGAGCAGGTTGTCCTGCTGGCGGCTCGGCGTTACCTTCCCGGTCGGCATACTGTTGTCGATCTCCGATTCGATGTTCTCACTCGTGATGTTCCAGACGTGCGGCGTTTCCGTCGGCTCGTCGATCCCGTTTTCTACCAGCGGCCGCAGCGCGTGTCCGCCCTTGTACTGCACCTCGCGCGCGTCCATCTTGTCAAGCTCCCCGGCGTAGGCCTGCAGGTTGCGGTCCAGCTTGTCCTGCCACTTGTGCAGGGTCTTTTTTGCGTTGTCCATGTGTCCTCCTTAATGCAGCGCGCTTCCGGCGTAGTATTCGATCGCCAAGCTGTGCAGCGCCCACTCTCCCGTCGCCTCGATGCGGATCCGGAAATGGTCGCACCGGTGCGGCACGACCGGCAGGTAATAGCTCCGCTTGCCCGCTGCGGTCAGCGTTGCCACGCTTTTCCACGTCCCGCTGCTGTCGTACTGGATCTTGACGGTCACGCTCGCGCTTGTCAGGCTCATCCGCAGCAGCAGCTTGCTCACGGCTTTCCGGTTGGGCGACTCCATCGTAAAGTCCGCAAACTCAACAAAGCTCTCCACGGCCGCCGTGTTTTCGGCCCACGGTCCGCCCGGCCCCTTGAGCGTCGTCAGCGCCTTGCCGGTCGTCATTGCGATGATGGACGGCAGCAGCGTCTCCGCCCCCTCCGTCAGGGCCATGCTGTCGATGTTGGGGCTGTCCTCCACGGTCCAGATGCCGCGCAGCCCGTCGTAGTGGTACAGCCTCTGCGGGGCCGCGCCCGGCTTCTTGAGCTGGATGTAATAGTCCGTTCCGTCGCTCTGCGCGAGGCCTTCTCTGTACTCACCCGGCCCAAAAACCTGCTGCAGGTCCTGCGGGTAATCTCCGTCGTAGGCCATCATGCCCTGCGGAGAGTAATAAAACAGCAGCCCGCCCGCTGCGCCGAGGCTGTGCTGCATGCCGTGCGCCACGCCCGGTGCGAGGATCTCGCTCGTCTGGAATGTCGTGGCGTCCGCCCCGTAGATCCGCAGGATATAGCCCTCGCGGAAAAACGTAGGGTAATGCCAGCCGATGCCGCCCGTGATCTCGCCGCGGGTCTGCAGCTCCACATACCAGCTGTCCGTGCTCAAGCCGTCAAAGACGTAAAAGTTCGTCGGGTCTCCGAGCGCGCTGGCAAAGATCTCCTTCTTGTCCGCGCCCCACAGGCGGTTTTCGAACTCAAAGCACACGTCCATGTCCGGCACGCTGCGGCGCAGGGTGATCGTCCCCGTCTCGCTGTACGAGGTCTGCTTCTCGCCGCTGGCGCTCAGCGGGATCTTAAAGCAATAATCCGAAAAGATGAGGCTCTTTGAGCCGATCTCGCGGATGATCGCGATCTTGTTGTTGTCCGGCTCCGTGGTCAGGCCGTCGATCTCCACGGCGTCCCCGACCTGGAATCCCGCCTTTGCAAGATTGGCCGAGGCCGGGGAATTGATCGTCAGCGTGTTTGCCGTGGCGGCGGCTCCGTAGATCGTCCCGTCCGAGATCGTGATCTTGGTCGCCGTCAGCTCCGCCTCCATGCTCACGACCCACGCGCCCATGCTTTCGTCCCACTCGTCGCCGGTCCACACAAAGAGCCACCATTTCGGGTCCTGCGGATCGTTCGGATTGGTGTTGATGACGTATGCCGTTCCCTTTTCGGCGCTCGTCGGCAGGGCTGCCGGATTGTCTGCCTTCCCCTTGACGGTGTATTTTGCCTGCACCAGCTTTTTCGCGGGCATCAGCACGATGCGGTCCCCAAAGCGCACGAATTTTGTCTCTCCCGTCCCGACGTATGCTGCCTTGAGGTTGAGCAGCGCCCACTTGTACCACAGCCAGCCGTCCGCATCGACGTACCATATCGCGTGGTTGTCAAAAAACATTTCCGTTGCGCCGACCAGCGTCCCGCCGTTGCGCCGCTTATCTCGAGAGCGCAGCAGGGGATAGTCCCTCGCGCTCATATTTTCCATGTCATAGATTTCGCCGTCCCCGGCGTTCGGGTGGTGCCGCAGGCCACCGAACTGCACCTGCTGCGACCGCGTGATCCCGGAGCTATAGGCCATGCCCGGCAGTCTACCCATTCTGTCTCCTCCGTTCCAGCCGCTTTTTCGCGGTCTGCATTTTGCGCTCGGCCATAGCGGCCCGGTCGCCTGTGATCGCGTCCATTTCGTTTTCGACCTGACAAAATAGATATTCCATCCCGGCCATCAGCTTGCGGTGCCATCGGTTGAGCGCGGCCGTGTCAGCCGCGGCGTTGCCGGTCAGCTCCGGCGGCTCTCCCGCCAGCTGTCGGATATTTTGCAGCATGTTATCCTCCTATTTCAAAACGGGTTGCCCCATTTGCCGATCAGATAGGCCCGCTCCGTGGCGTCGGCCGATCTGTAATCCGCCCATTGATCCTTGTCCCATTTGACGCGCTTGTGCCTTGTCTCTACGGTCGCCCGCTGCTGCTGGCGCACATAGTAGGTGATCGCCAGCGCCATCACGCAGTCGTCGTGCGCGCCCTCGACCGCCTCCGGCCGTCCCTTGCTGTTGCGAGCAAAGGTGAGCATCTCGTTGAGGCAGTCCTCATCGTCGATCAGCTCCGGATGCTCACGCATGATCCCCTGCAGCTCCGCGATGATGACCGGCCGCGTCAGACGGTCCGTCTTAAAGCCGAGCGCCTCGCGCACCACATGCGTCAGGCTGTCCTCGACCTGCCGCACGAACTGCCGCGGATACCGCAGTCGTGAAAGCTCCTTGATCGGATGCGTCGAAAAGTTGGCCTCGATGCCGACGAGGGCCTGATTGTACCACATGCCGAGGCACCATACCTCGCGGGCAAACAGATCCTCGTCGGTCCTCGTGCGGTACTTTGCCACGAGCCGCCCCGTGCTGTTATCGATGACACACGCAACAAACCAGTCTGACCCCTCTCCCGCCGTGTCCGCCCCGATGACGTAGGGATGCCCGGCCTGCGGCTCCTCCCAGACGAGCGTCTCGCCGTCTTCCGCGTCCGTAAACGCTGCGTCCGTGATCGCAATCTCGTCGTAGCGGTAGGCAAATCTCCCGCGCCGGATCGGCTTTTCGCAGTGCAGCAGCCGCTCCATCAGGATGTCGCGCCGGAAGATCGTCTGGCTCAGCACGCCCCA